AACATCCCCTTTTAGTTTGCGCTTACGTTTACCGTCTCTAACAAGTCTGATGTAGCTTAATAGTCCGTAGAGGTAGATGGAATAGTATTTTGCTGATGCTTTAGGTATATCTGATATATTGCCTTATACTCCTATTTTATTTCCTAGGTTGAAAGATGGCAAACTACCTAAATACTCCAATGGTACGCCAACAGACCCTCCTATAGGAATTGTAGATAAAATAACATAGGCTATAGATAATGCTACGTTAGAAGCATCCACTAAAATCATGGAAGGTGGTAGAAGTTATGCATCTGGTGCAGCTAACGCGACAGAAGGTGAAAATATATATTCTGGAACAGCACAAGATACATATCTGCTGGGAAGAGACCATCAACGTAAAGTATTTTTAGATAGAGGATACATTGAAGCTCCTGGAGACTACGGACTTGTTAGAAAGGCTGTAGGTAATAGAAATCTTCCAGTGTATCAAAGACATCCAGATGCTATTTCAAGAGATAATTTAATCGTACTTGGAAATTACAACTATGGATGGCTCGGAGAACCAGATTATGATATAGAACATGGAGGGGATTATCCTACAGCCATATATGTAGATCACAATGGAAATTTCTACTAGAAAGCGTGGGATTTAAATGACTATGGTCCAGATGCACAAGGGAATAGCGGTGTCAAATATAAACTGTTTGACAAATATATAGCTAGCGCTATAGATAAGATAGGTAGTCCTACAGTTACAACCACTGGATATTAGAGAATACCATACAATAACGATACTGCCCCGATAATAGATAAGATGATGGCAGCTAGAGGATTGTATCCTACCATAGATGGAGATAACGTGTATTGGGGAGCAAAAGATTTTGTATTGACTCCTGGCGATAAGGCTATGTGGTAGAAATATATGAGAAACATCTCAGAAGGTAACTCATATAAGGATGGTAAATCACCTATACATATAAAACCTGCTAATCGCGGTAAATTTACAGCCTTGAAGAAACGTACTGGTCATTCTGCATCATGGTTTAAAGCGCACGGTACACCAGCATAGAAAAAGATGGCTACATTTGCACTTAACGCTAAAAAATGGAGGCACTGATATGATAATACTACCTAGATACAGAGATGGAAAAGAAGAGGAAATAAAATAGCGAAACGCATTGTACGCTGGAGCAAAAGTTGGTGCCGCCATAAACGGTCAATAGTATAATACTGCAGATAAAACTCCCAAATACTCTTTTGGTGATATTGTTCGTTTATTCTAGTATAACCCAATTCCTTTTTTAGTGAAAACAGCGAGAAAGGCTACTAATAAGGCGTTATATAAATTGTATGAGGGTAGTGGAGGCGAACCTAACTTGAGAGCATTAGCTGGTGGATCTAAATATACAGGATCGTATATACACGAACCTATAAAAAGTGTAAATCCTCAAAAAGGACAGCCGAGTAGAGGGGATTAGACAAATGGTTCCCCGTCTTCATCTAGATTTGGTGGTACAAATGCTGATTTGGATAGAGATTTAGTAGCATTATCTTTTAACAGACCTACTAAAAATATAAAAAAATTAAGAGACGATACCTATAGAGTTGGAGATATATAGTTTACTGGACCTTTTTACGAAGGTAACATATTTCCAAAGCCAAGAACATAGGGTCCATATCTTGTTCCTATTTCTGAAAAATCGGCTATAGATAGTCTTGTAAATTTAGATAGATCTTTTAAGATAAACACAAATCACATGCAAATAGATCCTAGTAGATATTCAACTTAGAGTCTAGATAATATTAGAAATGGCAGATTGAAACCGATAAAAAACAAAAATGGAGAATATTATCTTAAGGCAACAAAGTTATGGGATATGTCAAGTCCAGTAATTGGGACCATAGGAAGTTATGCAGACGCTCTCACCAATTTTGCAGGAGGTTAGAAATTTGTGTTAGAACAGCAAATGCCTATATAGTTTGTAGACTCCACATATACTAGAGACTGGGATATGATAAACAGCGCAATAAAGTATTCTGAATTACAAAATAGATATTCGGAATAAATACAAATAACAGAATAAACTGTAACAAATTATTTACATATAATATTATATGAAGAAAAAGAATACTATTCCGAGTGGGTTTGATGACATCCTTGGCAATATTTATTCTAACGCCGAAGAAGGTGGTGGAGTAACTAATATTGACGAGATGATGGAGCCAAATGTACCACTCGTAGAGGAAGAAGAGAAAATAGAGCCGCCAGTGAACGCAACTCCTGAGGACGGCAATAACAGCGGATCTGACGATCCAAACGCTCATGAGGATGACACAGAAATCCCTGAGCATATTGATAATCCAGAACCACCAAAGCAGGAACCTCCTGTAGAGGAACCTCCAGTAGAAGAGGAGCCTACAGACGCCGATCTCATTGAGGCCCAATAGGTTGGTCTCTTGTTTGATGCAATTGGTAACTCACTTGGTTGGAATATGGACGAGATTGATGAGAAAGATAGACCTCTTACTGTAGAAGATCTTACTCAGTACTTTACCGATGTAGTTAATCAGAACTCAGTTCCTGAGTACGCGGATGAGCGTATACAGGCGCTTGACGAGTACGTAAAGAACGGCGGTAAGTTTGAGGACTTCTACGCTAAGCAGCAAGAAGCTATTACTCTCGATAATATCGATCTCGAAGACGAGAATAATCAAAAGGCAGTAGTACGCGAATTCATGCATCGTGCAGGCTATTCTGACGAACAAATTAATAAGAAGATAACTAGGTATGAGGATAGTGATGTACTGTATGATGAAGCGGAGGATGCGCTTGGTAGATTGAAGGAGATTAGACAGCAAGAGGCTGAACAGGCTGCTAGACAGCAAGAAGAGTATGCACGTCAGTAGCAGGAACAGTCTCAGCAGTTCTTCCAAACTGTTAGTAAGGATATAAATGAGCTTACTAATATTAGAGGAATTAATGTCCCCAAAGAAGATCGTAAAGCATTGTTTGATTACATTTTCAAAGTAGATCAGACTGGACAGTCACAATATACAAAAGACTTTAATAAGAATCTTTCAAAGAATCTGATCGAATCGGCTTACTTTACGATGAAGGGGGACAGTCTCGTTTCAACTGCTAAGAGAGATGGTGAGTCATCCGCTGCTGATAAACTTAGGAATATGTTAAGGCATAGTGCAAAGAATCACAGCACATATAACGCCGATGACAAACAGAAATCAGTAACAGACCTGGTCAACGGGATGTTCTGATACGAAATAAAGATTTAAACATATATGAATAATACTTTACTTAACAATCTCCAGTTGTATCGCGGACGTCGTTTCAGCGACCTGGTAGATGAGAACATGATTTCTAACGCCCTGCTGACTAAGCCTCACGAGGTTGCTGGTCTGCTTTCACTGGTATTCGGTACTAAAGACGATGGCGTTTCTACTACTATTGACCTGCTCACTGGTGGTCTGGGTAAGACCATGATCATCGAGAACCGCGAGTTCGAGTGGGCCGTTCAGATTGACAGTGATCACGCTGTTAATATTCGTTGGGCTAAGTGGAATGGTACAGAGGTTAATGCCACTTCCATTGCTAACGGTATTACTCCGGGTTTGAGCAACACACCTATTTATATCGCCCTTGAGGAGCGTTGGTTTGGTCCTGGTGCTGTACTCAGCTTCGACGATTTCCATTTCCAGGTTCGTACCACTGGTCTTCCTTACCAGGATGGTAGTGCTTGGGTTTACGAGTGCTATGTAATTGATGGTTCACAGGCTTCTTATATTCCTGGTGAGCTGCTGATGCCTGGCCGTCAGGTTAGCCGTATCGGTTCTGCTTATGAGGAGTACAGCGATGAGGCTGATATCATCAACTATCAGACTCCATTTAAGATGCGTAACCACCTCCAGAACCTTCGTTTGACTTACGATATCACCGGTGATGCTTACAGCACTGTACTGGCTATCGCACTGAAGGATCCCGAGACTGGTAAGAGCTCTTATCTGTGGTCTGACTATCAGTACTGGAAGGCTCTTCGTGAGTGGAAGAAGAGAGAGGAGACCGCTCTGTTGTTCTCTAAGAGCAACCGTCTGAGCGATGGTACTTATATCAACAAGGGTACCAACGGTCGTCCTGTTCCTACGATGTCTGGTCTGATTGAGCAGATTTCTCCTGCTAACATCCGTTACTATACTAAGTTGACGGCTGAGTTGTTCGAGGATTACCTGTTCGATCTTTGCTACAACATCCTGGGTACCAACGAGCGTAAGTTTGTTGCTCTGACTGGTGAGATGGGTATTCGTGAGTTCGACCGTATCCTGAAGGAGAAGGTTGCTTCGTTCCACCTCTGCGATAACGTATTTGTAACTGGTAGTGGTCAGAACCTGACTCTTGGTGGTCAGTTCACTACTTATAAGATGACCAACGGCATTGAGCTGTCTATGAAGCGTTGTCCTATGTTTGATAACATGGAGCTTTTCCGTCAGCTGCACCCGCTGACCGGTAAACCACTGATGTCTTATACTTTCCTGTTCGTTGATATTTCTAACAGCGACGGTCAGTCTAACATCGTTAAGGTTTGTCGTAAGGGTCGTGAGTTCGTACAGTGGTATACTGGCGGTTCTGTAGCACCTAATGGCTACGCCAACAGCATTAACACTCTGCGTTCTAACAGCCGCGATGGTTACCAGGTACACTTCCTCGGTGAGGTTGGTATTATGGTTCGTAACCCGCTGTCTTGTGGTATTCTGTACTGCGATGCAGAGGATACAGAGTTGTCTAACGACGGTGGTTTCAACACAGTCGGTGCGTAATATTAAATGACACATAAGCATTCTACGGGGGCTTCGGCCCCCTGTTAGATGCTCAACATACTAATGTAAATTATGGTAGTTGAATTAAAAATTAAGAAGAAGAATCCCTGGATTGGATTGGTTAAGTATCGTCATTGTTTCGATTATATAGCTCCTTACTTCACACGTTCCGGGTCGATTTATACGGGTCTCACCCCAGAAGATGAGAAATATTTTGAGAAAGCTTTAGGTTATGAGGAAGGTCATCTGGCAAAGACGTCAGAGTTCTGGACTACATTCTGTGTAAAAGTAGGCACACGTAGTCTGTTACTTGATGATTCTATTCCTCGTCAGGCTATGATTATTAAGTTCCTTAGCGGACATAAGCGTGTTGCCACATCACTCGATAAACTGGATGCTGGTAAAGATTATTTATTGATTAACCGTGAGGCTGAGGCTATCGAGCAGAACAAGCAGAAC